TTTGCGTCAGCAGGGCTGACTGTTGTTGTGGCTTCGATAGTTTTGGCTATCTCGTCCGGTAAAATTGTGGCTTTCATAACCACTGTTGCTGCATCTGCCATGATTATTCTCCTCTATCAGCTATTTTGCAGATTTCTTGGCGGGAGCCTTTTTCTTGGCTGCAGCCTTCTTTGCGGGTTTCTTCTCCTCTACAGGAACTTCTACCCACGCTTCGTTCACAACCGTATCAGGGTCATCTTTTACATAATGCCCCCTTTCATCACGAGCGCGAACAAATTTAGTTTTTATTGCATTTTCGGTCTCGCGTATCGCACGTTTTGCAGCGCGAATTTGCTCAACCATTTTTTCTCTAACAGATGATGCCATTATCCTGTTCCTTTCATACGGGCACTCAGGGCGGCAATATCTCTTTGAGTTTGTATTCTATCTTCCGCCACTCTAGTTTTGTCAGCAAGAGCCTCTTCTTGAAGCTCTATACGGCGATTAGCCAATTGAGCATCCATCGCTTCACGGTCATATTCAAGCTCTTGCTTTGTCTCAAATTCTTGAGACTTTCGCTCCATATCTGCCGCTTTTAGCTGTAATTCCTGCTGTCGAATTGCAACTAATGGATCTTGTTGATCTTGAGGCTCTAGCGTCTGTGCATATTGCTCTGTTAGATCTGCAATCAACATAGCTGCTTGACGCTCTATAGCAGGCTGTAACATCTGCATAGCCTCTGGATTTTCTTGCACTTCTGCACCTGCTTGTTCCATTACGATCTGTTGCGCCTGTTGTTCCGCTAACAAACCAATATGTTCTTGAATGTGACCTTGCAATGATAAAGTTGCCTGTGGGTTCATTTGTACAGATGGTGTGGACATAATAGCCAAGTGTGTTTCCATATGAGCTTTGTGATCCTGTTGTGGAAACGCTTGAAGCATACCACCAGTCAAAGCCATCTTGTTTTCCATAGCAGCGTTCATCGGCTGTGGCTGCGGTGGGGCAGGTAATATTGAATCAATATTATTAATACCTAACGCCTCGTACATCTTTCGATATGCCTGATACAATCCCTGTGGACCGCCATGAATTTGTGGATTTGATTGCACTAACTGTAATTGTGTCTGCGCAAGCGCAATACGTTGAGCCATTGAGAATATGTTAGGATCACTGACTGGAAGAACATCCACTCGCGCATCAAAATCCTGTGCAAAAACTTCAGGTCCAAATTCTACTGATGGCATATAAGGATATAACTGCATAGTATCTGAAAATACTTTAGATAACAGCTTAAACTCTATCTTTTGAGAGTAATGCATACGTTTATGAATCGCGGACATAACCTTCGTGCCACGCTCCATAATTGCCATTGTGGTGCCAACAGGTGTTTCACCACTCATCTCACCCACCTTCATGTCAGCCATAGTCGCAAATCGGCGTCCAGCGTCCACAAGAGTGCCTAAAAGGTTATACAGAGTACCTGAAGGCTCTTTAAACGGTAAAGGCATCAGGGAGGTGCGTATATCGGTTCCTGCAACGTCTATATCACGAAACTCGCCGGGCTGTATTGGATTGTCTTCATCTCTAATCCTTGCGCCACGGGCTTTAAATCCTGCAGGTAAGTTAGAAAGCGTACCCGCATCAATTAACTGACGTAAAATAGAAGTAGACGCTTGAGCCAAGCCACCAATCATATGTGTTAAGCCAAGACCGTAAAAACCAAGACCGGGTAAGAATTTATAATGCACAAAGTATTTATTGCGCTTTTTCATCATGTCTGCTTCTTCGTAATTCCTACGAATACCAAGAACTTCTCCAGTATCTTCTATAATCGTAACAACATACGGTAATTTTAAACCGCTTTCAGAACCTGTTTCGTCAAGATCCTCAAAGCCGGGCAAATCTAAATCAGTGTGTATCTCATATAAAGTAAGCTCATATGAAGAACCGCTAGGATAAACGCCCTGCACTTCATTAATAGCTTCCTGTACCTCTGACATCTTTTCTGTAGATGAACCATCTTGAGGCAAGTCTACATCACGGTAAAAACCAGCTATCTGTAGCTTTTTAACCTCATTCGAGGCCATTTTAATAATGTGCGTAATTCTAGGTGAAGACGCCAAATCAGTTGCGCCATAAGGAACTACAAGATCCTCTGCATGTACAAACTGACTAACAGCACGACCCTTTAAAGGATCGAAATATACCTTTTTAAACGTAGAACCTACAACAGGAAGATAAAATAACATCTGATCCATCTCAGGATCATACTCTTCCATCTCGTAAGTAATCATATAATTCATATAATCCTTGACACGCTCTGCCTGCTTAATAAGCTGTTCTGATTGCGCACCAACGACTTGTGTTCTTACAGGTCCACTTGCAGGTAACATTTCACGATATGCTTGCGCTTGAAACTGCGTAACACTTTCTGCCAATAACGGATGTATAACGCCAGAAGAACCCTCAAATGGCTCTGCACGGTCCTCATACTGCATCCCAAGAAACTCTAAACCGCGCTTATATGTATCCTGCCAGTCCTGTCGAGAAGATATATCGTCATCAATCTCACCAGTTAAATCAGAAGAAATTTTGCCTAAATCACTCGAATCCATAAATTCAGCTAGGTTTGAATCGTGAGATATTTGCGGTATCTCCTCCTCCTCTGCATACTCCCCAATAATTGCAGATCCATCATCAAACTCAAAAACACCGGGATCTTGGGGTAATCCCTCAACCAAAACCTCATCTGGTTGTACCTCTGGAAGTTGTGGGCCTATAATACCGCCCGGACCTGCATCTCTTTCAATAGCCATACCTATTTACCTTTTTGTGTTGGAGCAAAGTCCACTCGACCTTGAGTCGCCGCAAGGGAGCGACTAAAATGGACTGGGAGGTTTCCATCATCCTTCGCTCCAACCTCTTCAAGCTCATTAACAGATTGATTAATACCTGAACTAAGAACTTTTAAATCTATTTTGACAATAGCTGTCATTATTTAACCCCTGAGAACCCCGTCCCTGATATAGCAGCTCCAGCACCACGACAAACAGCGCCTCCCGGTTTCATTTTTTTAATTACACCGCCATTTTTCTTTTTTACAATTCTTTTTTGCTTTGCAGCAGTTTTCATTGGCTCGGTTGTGTTTCCGTCACCATCTATGTCAATATAGTCAGGTTTAGATGCCATTTTTTATCTCCTTAATAATATTCTCTTTTTGCACGAAATTTAAATTCATCGTCTTCATAATCACTCGGAGTCGTAATAAAACCACCCTGTCTAAAACGTAGTATAGCCTGTGTCATCGAATCCGCCAAGTCATCATGTTCACCATTTGGAAAAGAAGCGCATTCTTCTATCACTTCTTCAGCAAAATTCATGTCTGGTGCCCACACCATACCACTCTCAAATACAGGCGCACATGAGTGCATTCGGGTAAACTTGTCAGCCCCCTTACCCGGAGTAAAAGGGGTTACAGGTATTCCCATACGCCTTAATTCCTGTGTTAATGGCATACCAGATCCTTTTTGTTCTATAAGTACCATATCAGGATCGAACTCTTCCCACAACTCATGTGCAGCAGTTTTTAATTCTGGGAACTCCCAACGCCCCCTAACAGCGTCAAGTAAAACAATGTGATCTTCCCCAGTTTCCTCCCTGTGAAACACGCCCCAAGTCGTAATAGCACTGTAATCAGCCCTGTCAGACTTGCTAAATGCCGTGTCATAGCTCTGTATAACGTAACTACAGTTGGGTGGCTCGTCTTTTTCCCACAAATTCCACCATTCACGCTTAATTATCGCACCCTCTTCAGCCGTAGGGTTCTGCATATACTGCGCATTCCACTTAGATACAGGAATAGAGGCTTTTACCCCCTCTAATTCATCTAAAGTCCAAAATTCAGGCCATAAAGACTTGCCAGACGGCATAATTGCAGGAAATTCCACAATTTCCCACTTATCAGCTCCCTTTTCGCTCTGCTTTTGCAAAACTTTCGCCGTCAAATCACGAATAGACCACCTTGTCATCACAATTATGATCGCACCGCCGGGCTGTAAACGCTGTCGAGGGCCAGATGTGTACCATTCGTAGATATTATCCAACGCTGTAGAACTCAAAGCGTCTTGCTCAGACACAGGGTCATCAATAATAGCTAAATCAGCACCACGACCCGCAAGCGCACCGCCCACACCAACAGCGTAATACTCACCACCCTTGTTTGTACTCCACCTACCAGACGCTTTCGCGTCCCCCGCAAGACTTACTTCAGGAAAAACATCCCTAAAATCCTCGCTATCAATTAAATTCTTAACTTTTCGACCAAAACCAACAGCTAACTCAGCCGTGTGAGTCGCCTGAATGATTTTTTTCGTAGGATCACGCCCCATTAACCAAGTGGGAAATAAATAAGACGCAAACTCAGACTTCGTATGTCGAGGAGGCATGTTAATAATCAAACGCTTTAACTTACCATCCGCTACAGCTTGCAGTTTTTCAGCGTAAATCTTGTGATGCCTGCCCTCAATAAACTGAGGCCAAACATGCTTTACAAACGTCATAAAGCTTTCTTGCTTGGTAGTCCTGTCATCTAAAGTTTTAAGCCGCTCCAACATAGGAGCGACTTTCGCTAACTCTTCATCCGTTAAATACTGGGTAAAGTCACTCAGGTCGTTCAATTCCCAACTCCCTAATAGTCTTCAAAAACAAAATCAAGTGCTTCTCGATAAACTTCATCGTCTGGTTTAAGTGCATAAGGAACCATTTGCTCATAAGAAACTGGAACTTCTCTTTGTCCATAAGGTTTTCTTCCAAGGATATATGGAAGAGAAGATATTCCCTTTTTTAACCCTCCATATTTAGTAAGAACCCTTAAATCATCATAAGCTTTGCCAAGACCCTCAAATACATCTGTTTTTTTATCTCCCTTAACTAAAGGATTCATTATACCAAAAAGATTTAAATCAGTTCTAGTTGTTGTTAAAGGGTCACCCGGAACTGCACCTCTTGCAAAAACCTCAACGGGAGATAATTGATAAAAATCATAATCAGAAAGAGGCCCAGCAATAACTGCACGTTCTTTTTTTAATCCTTTTTCATAAGTATCTAATTTTTTTAAATCAAGATCAGCAGAATCAACTCTAACAGATTTTATTTTACCATCCCCTGCTTTAATAATTAACTCTCCCTCATCAGGATTGCCTACAAACAAAACATCATCTTTATCTATTTCAAAAAGTGTTTTTGTCTTTTGAGCAAAGGGATCAGAATAACCCTCTATTCTTGACACAGCAATTTTACTATCACCAAAAGCATCGTCTAAGTTTTGTTTTAAAACGTTTTTATATGAAGGATAATTATCACTTTTTAAAGCTTGAGAAATAGAATTAAAATTTATGTTATCTACATAATCATTTACAGAGTTACCTATATCTGGAAACTCCTCTAAAGCACCCTTTTCACCCATATTTGTAAAAAGCCTGTCAGTTTTTAATTTATTGTTCTTAAACATTTCAGTATTGCCTAAAATATGGTCAATGTCTTTTTTTCTTTTTTCTCTATATGGCCCTACTTGTTGTGGACCACCACCAACGCTCTCATCAAAAATACTTTTTTCTCCCCTACCTTTTACAAGATGGTCAAACTCATGTGGGAAAACTTCTCCTATCATACGCGGTACGCCTGCGTATGTGCCTTTTAAACCACTAGAGCCATCTCTTGCGTATAACGGATTATAGTCAATTAATGCAGGATTTATATCATCGCCTCTAAAAGCTGAACCCATAGCATTTTCAAATTTACCATCTAAATCAGGTGTCATAGGCATCACAAGAGTTTGACGTAAATTCTGATCATATGGAGTATCTAAAAGATTGTAGTCATCCATATTTTCAACAATTCTACCTAAACGCCTAGTACCTCCTCCGCCAATTCCTGTTCCCATACTGTATCTAGTTGTTACGCCATCTCCAGTTGAAACAACCTCCTCAAATATATCATCTCCCGCTTCTCGCATCATATCTATAGTTTTATCGACATCGAATTTAGGAGCCTGTAAAAGCATAAAGTCTCTAGTAATTTCTCTACCATCAGGAGTTTTGTAAGTAACTCTTTGTATACCTGCATCTCTTCTAACTTCAGCATCAGTAGCACCCTTTGCATACATAGCTTTTGCTATTTTCTGCCTTGCTCTATACTCAGCTATGGTTTCACCAGAATTTCTTTTTGCATCAGGAATAAATGAAGGAACCTCAACACCTGCATATTGAGGATTTTTATCTGTTCCTACATTTCTAAAACCAGCAGATTCTAACTGATCTTGAGCCTCTATAGCAATTTTATTTAATCTTTCAGCATTGCTAATAAAAGGCTTTTTAACCTGACCAAGACCATAACTTAATCCAGCTTTTGCGCCAGTACCAGCAATTCTAGCAGCCTGTGCAGCAGGAATTATACTCCCTACTTGAAAAATATCACCAAGTTTAGCTTCTCTAGCCGCTGTAAGTTGTTCTGGAGTTGCATTTGCCTCTGTAACTCCTTCAGGTAAATAACCAGCCAAACCTCCAGAAGTTCCAAGATTTATACCAGATTCAACAACATTTTTTCCATAGTCATAAGTAGTGCTTACAGGATTAGATAAAAAATCTTTACCTCCCTCATATAATCCAGAGGCTATACTTTTACCAACTCCAAGAGGGTCTTCATACACAGCTTGACCAAAATCATCAATTCCTTGAGAAACTATATTAGCGTAACTTTTCCCCACAATTGGAGTTTGATCCCTAATATAACTAGGCGTGTAATCTTCTCCATCACCAAGAATATAAGGATCGTCTGTGACGGCTCCTTGACCCGTATTATAGGGAGAAGTAACAAACGGATTAATATTTCGCGCATCAACAGTTTGCGGATTAACAACTGTTTGTTGAGGCGGAACAGGTACACCCAAGTTATAGGGTATTGGATCTAATCCATGTGAAAACTGATTGCTATCATTTCTCTGCGTTTCAGCGGTTTGATTGGCAATAATACTTGCTAAGTAATCATTACGCTCATTAGGTCTTTCAACAATATTACCCCTGCCACCACGAACAGGCTCTGGATCAGGATCTCTAGTAAAATAAGATGACATAACGTCAGGAACAGAAGTCTCCTGAGTGGTGTCCTTGTTAGCATCTAAATCATAAATGCTACCTCGACCACGCTCGTAAATCATTTTATCCGCCCATAGCAGCTAAGAAATTATCAGCTACACGATTTAACCCAACAGAACCGCCAGCTTGCATGGTTCTTACCTCATCAGATTCACCAATCGGCTTAACGATCTTCTTCATAATATCGTCTAACTCGTTAAACTCATCGTCCCTAGTACGATTTAAATCAAGAGATGGACCCTCATCCTCGCCTTCGCCTTCCTCAATCGGAACACAAATACCCGCAACAGGATCAAGCCTCATACCCTCTGGACATGGATCTACAACGCCAACTCCACCGACAGTGCCATCTTCAGTCGTGCTTGGATAGTTACCTGCCATCTTCTTAGCAGTTTCTTCGCTTTTGTCTAACCAAGCTTTCGCTATATCTTCAGGAACACCATTTTTTTTCATGTTTGCTAATCTAGTTTCGTAACTACCAAAAAAACCTGCATAACCAAGCATTTTCATATCATATGCTATATTGCCGGGAATAGCCTTAAAGTCTCTCGCTAATTTCTGTAAAAATGTTAATCCTTCATCGTCCTCATCATCACCGCCAGAGCCAGTACCAGTGTCAGTGCCAGTGCCACCTTGACCACCGCCAGCACCTTTTTGTGTCGCGTTAGGATCGCCTAAACCTAGATTACTTAAAGCATTTGCAACATCTTCAGGTAAATTAATATTAGCCGCTGATAAAGGTGCTTCAAGTGGCAAATAAGCTGGACCAGCAGTCATGCCTGTGTTCGGCATGTCACTAGGAGAATAGGCAGGTCCAGCAGTCATACCCGTATTAGGCATACCACTAGGAGAATAAGCAGGACCGGGCTGCATACCCGTATCAGGAGATTCAGGAAACGTTATCATGTTCTGAGCTAACGTGCTAGATGTGCCAGACGGAATAGAAATAGATGGAGTATTATTAAACGGTGTTTGAAGACTCAACTCATCAGGAAATGGCTGACGAGAACGTATCGCAGCTATACCACCAGTGCCGGGGACCATCTCTACATCACTAAAACCACCAGCAGCCCTTCTGTTCGCAGCCGCAATACCTGTGTTAATAGCATTTAACGTAGAGGTTTGGTCATCTCTCTCATCAAGATTACCCATACCACCATAAATCTTATCAACGCCACCCGGAACAACATCAAAACGCTTGTCAGGCGCACCTATGTCAAGTAACTCCTGATTCAACTCAGCAGATGTCGGCGTGTAATCATCATCATCTCCAAAATCCATAGGAACAACTGGAGCCGTAACCACAGGCGCAGGTCTGTCATCATTCGGACTACTACCACCCCTAATAGAAGACATAAGCTGATCATGCGTCATGCTTGGACCAGAACGTGTAGGAGGCTTTATATCTCTATTTTTCGTAACACCTGCATAATCAGCAAAAGAAGAACCACCCCTGCGCATATTCCTAACAATACCACCATTGCGCATCTGAGCAACAGGAGGTCTAGCCGTGTTCATCATCTGACCCGTAAAAACATTCATGCCACCCATCTGATCAGACGCTACAGGTGCAGCAGGCCGAATATTACCCGCAAGCATAGTCTCTAAACTATCACCAAAACGCTTGCGCCTGTTCGCATTCGGGGGAATAGGCGCTGAACCCTGCTGCATCGGCATAGCCTGACCCATAGGCGGTACAGGCTGTAAAGGCATCTGAGGTGGCATCATATTCATAGGTTGTGGCGCTCCACCCATAGGCATACCACCCATAGGCGAACCGCCCATCGGAACCATCGGTGCGCCAGTTTTTACTGCTACCATAAATCAAGCCTCCTCAATAAACTTAATTCACATCCTAACAGCAACTTTTAATTTAATCAACACACTCTAGCAAACCTTCTTTCATCATGCTCTGCGCAAGCCTGTCCCTATTCGTGTAACAGTAAGTTCCCCTGTTCCAATCAGAAAACTCCATAGCAAGCCTGCGCATAAAACGACTCTCACCCTCACTACCCGCAAAATGCTTTTCTGCAATAAAAGGAACAACCTCGCCCGGACCCTGTGCGTCAAACTCCCTAGTCGCTCCGTAATTTAATCTATACCTTGGCATTAATTCCCCCTTTTCTAGGTAAAGGATAATATGGGATATTATGGGGTTTATGTCAAGGCGTAGAATCCATTCCAGTAATTATATCTTTTACACAACCATCAGAATTAGGAAGATAAGAACCAATTTTTATAAAAATTTTTTCTTCGGGCCTAAATTTCTCACGCCACAAACCTTCAACTTTTATACCGTATGTTTGATCAGCATAAACCTTAAGAGATCTTTTGTAATTTTTAAAAAAATTTTCTGTGGGCTTTAAACCAGCAGCCCCATAAGCCGCAATAAAAGCATCAAAAAGATCACCCATGTCAACCCAATCTTTAGTAGTCGCTAAATGAGAAAACCAAGAATCATGAAAAGTATCAGAATCATTATCAGTTAAACGATCAAACCCAATATCATAAAAACCTTTAGGGCCAATATCTAAAGTCCTATTCTTCAAATCAAGCTTCCAGTACATTTTTTTAGGCCGCTCGAATGTTTTAATTTTAGAAAAAATTTCTTCATTAGTCATCTGTATTACTCCCTATAATATCATGCAGAACATTATGAAAACAGCTAGGGTACCTGTCAAGAGGATAGGGTACCTTGAATTTTTTAAAAAATTTTTTTTGGGGTGAATGTTCGTGTAAAGCTTAGTATAGAGTTCTGCCCGAAACCGCGCATATATCAGGGGGGTCATAGCCCGTATGTACCCCGATTTAAATACAATTGTTCGGTTTGGCTAGGGTACCTTGGAAAAGTAAAAAGCCCGCTCTAGGCGGGCTTCTTTGGCGGCTTAGAATTGATGCCCGTTTATTATGGGGCGAAATTCGCTATTCTTGCCTGCCACCATTCGAAATCACTATCAGATAAGCTTGCAAAAATGCTATCAATACCGCGTCTGTTTTCGGGCAATAATTCTGCACCGCTAACTTGCGCTTCAATAGTCTGTAAAACTTGGTAGCCGTTCAAGTCAGTACCGTCACCGTAGCGATGGCCGTTAGCGATTTGATCATGCGTAACGAGTGCAGAACGATCAAAACCTAATTGCTCTAATCTATCTCTAATCTCAGAAATACCGCGTCTTACACTTTGCTCAGAACGCCCAGTAACATCCATAATATCGCGTGTAGTCGCACCGCTATTTGATCGGATCAAATGGTATTGAACGTTATTTCTAGATCCGCGTCTGAAAATATCGTTAGTCGGTGTTTCCTGAACACTTGTTTGGTTATTCTCAAACCCAATACGCTCGTTATGAGTGTGCGTAAAAAGATTGCAGATAAACTCTAACCATTTCCAAGACTTTTCAAAATCGCTTGTTCCATGGTGTTGACGAAATTCGATAGTACCAACGCGATTTTGTTCACGATTAGGATATGATCTAGGATCATGAGCTAGTGTGATTGCACTAAACTTACCACCGCTCGGTGTTCCACCTAATGCTCTGTTTAATTCTTGAATATCCCTAGATCCTAAAATCTCATTTATTAAATTAGATAAGCCCCAACACATTGTGTTTTCTGTGCGACTAGGTGCAAGCATAGTATTTATTATGCTTTGCATTCTCGCATAACGATAAGTGACATCGCGTATTATTTCGAAATCAAAAGGCATTGCATGGTCCGTATGTATTCTAGGCCATGCTTCTATTGATGCCCTGCAAAATTCATCGGGATCAACGTTTGAGTTTATAGGTGCATTACCTATATGAACGTGAACACCGCAACCAGTGTTAACAATATCGTCAACACTAGAGCATTCTTGACGTGCAATTGCATTTATATGCGATAATAAATTTTGCATAAATTCGCGTGATGTTTGGCAAGGGACTAATGGGCAGGTTTTGATTTCCGCCGTTACACCTGAGCTTGCATCGGTATCAACTGTGAAACCTTTTGTGAAATTGCGTTCTGCAAAATATCTTTCAAATCTTGATTTTGATATTTGCCCAAATTCCCATTCAAAACCAAATGTCATATTTCTGTTTTCTAAAGTCATAGTTATATCGCTTTCTCAATTGCTAGTGTTACATTTCTGATTTCATCGTTTTCAGGATATACAAAATCACCATTGTCTAATTTGATTTCTTGCAATCCAAAAACATCAAAGTGATTAAATAATTCTTCAACTTCAAAGTTTTTAAGAGTGATTTTAAATTCGCTTGTTTTGTAAGTCATTGTTTTTATTACCTTTTTTTTGTTTATCAGGGCAAAGCTGTCGCCCTTACCCATATTCCTAAATGATTTTTTCCCATAAATAAAGCGTTTTTTCCCATAAAATGTAATTTTTTTTATATATATGTATAAACCACCATTTTTAAAGCAGGAATAAAGCAGGAAAAAATGTTCTTGCTGGCAAAATAAAGCGAACAAGTGTGAAGGTTATTTTCGAAATTTTAAAATTTTTGAAATTTTTTGAATTTAAAAAAAAATAAAAACTATAGTATATATAAGAAAAGGGATACTAAACTAATAGTATCCCCGATCCCGATCCCGATCCCGATCCCGATCCGATGCCCCGATGTTTAGTCCCGATTAAACAGCTTCTTTTAAATCATATTCAATCAAGTCAAGCGCATCTTCTACAAGAGCAACGTTCAGCTTCTCCAGTGTATCGCGATCAATCGTGTCAACAATAACCTTTTGCGCGTAACCATAAGAGCAATAAGCATCGGTTGCAGTAAACTGCGTAAACTGGTTAATGACCCACGAACGCAACTTTTTTGGCTCGGTGTGGTGTGCCATCAAAAACGCTTTGTTTGCGTAGTAACTTTTTTCCCCGTTATATGATCCATCCAAGAACATTCTAAAATGTCTGCGGGTTACATGGTTGCAATCCAACAAGTCGCCTTGAAGGTCGCGTATGATACGGGTTTTTGTTGTTGTGTCTGTCATGGCTTATGCCTCCTCTTTACTAGACTAATCCCATAATATCCCACAATAAGAACGGTGTCAACACAAAAAGATAATTTTTTTTATCTTTCTCACCAGCGGGTGCTGGAACTGCTGCAGCTCAAATAAGCCGAACAATTGTTCGCGCCTTCGGCAAAAAAAATGCTGGGCAAATTGCCCAGCAGAAGAAATTATTGAAACAACGTGTTGTATTCATGATCCCGCAGAAACTCCCCGAAGCTTGATCCGTAGTCTTTGGCTTTTGTCCACTCTTCCCTGAAATGATCCGCGTCATCTCCTTGAAGAAGGAAACTCCACCCTGCTTCATACTCCTCAACTTCGATTGCGAACCCCCGATCAGTCATTCTATATCCACCGATAGTCATTATATATACTCCTCATTACTAAACTATACTCCCATAGTATCCCATATAATAGAGAGTGTCAACCCCTAAGATAAATTTTTTTATCCAGGCGGGATGCCGGGCTGAACACCGGGCGGAAGCCACCGGGCTGCCGGGGGTTTTACGAACAATTGTTCGGGTTAGCTCACCGGGCACAGTTCCGCCGGGCGGGAGGAGATGCTGCCGGGGAAGATCCGGGGAGCAGGTAATGAATTACCGGGGGTGTCCCGATCCCAGCGCCCCGATCCCGAACAATTGTTCCCGATCCCCGATCCCGAAGACCCCGATCTTCAAAAGGAGGAGCTGCTGCTCCGAGTTCGAGTTGCACACCCAGCAGCCCGATGGTATAATATCCCGAACAATTTTTCGGCTTAACCCCGATCCCGATGCTGGTGATGACAAAGCCCGATCCCGACCCCCGACACATCCCGAACATTTTCCCGCTGGGGAACGCCCGACCGCCCCCTCTAGGCAATCCAGCTATTCCGCTGGGTTCTCGCTATCTGCTGCTACTGGGATTTGTTCGGCTTCTATGGGATTTTCTGCTGGTGTAACGTCAATCATACGATTTTTAGCACGATCCATAAATTCTTCCAGTTGTTCTACGATTTGGTCACGGGTTAGGCTATCTATGTTTTCGTGTGTTACATGGCTACGAGCGACCATTAATCCCGTTACCTTGAGCCTGAGTTCTTCTGCTTTAATTGCTGCTGAAAAGTTTCCTGCCTGCCATGCTTCATCTCTGAGCAGTTGCATATCCCGAACAGATTTAGTCACAGAGACACCGTACTTGCTTTCTAGCTCCTGTCTCATTTCTTCGAGGCGTTCTTTTACCGTGGGATTATTAAGAAGCTGCACAGCTCTGACGTTGGCGTTCGAATACCCTGCTTCTCGTGCTGCTGCGGTTTGTGTCATATCTCCGTGAAGATAGTTTTTGAGAAACTGTTGCTGTTTTGGATTGAGCCTTCTGTTCCCGTGTATCTTATCTTCTTTTATTCCTACCTTCGGCATACCAGCTCCTACCCGAACAATTTTACGACTTATGACCCGCAGCCATTCTACTAAAAACGCTACGATGGTCAAGTGCTATAGTTGTCATAATTTCCCAGAACATCAGGAAGCGGCTGACGCTCCATTACGTCAAGGGGGGATGATGTATATCCCCCCCTATAAGGGGGGTGACGCAGTTGACGTAAATTAACCCATTGATTTTATTGATTTATTTACGTCAACTCGACTTTCTGACGTAGTTGACGCGATTGGTCTAAGTAATTGATTTTATTGAATAAGTTACGGCAACGTCAACCGCGTCAACTTTGACGTAGAAAATGTTGACGTAAAATAAAGATAAAATAATTTATTTTTTCTCTTGACATATGGAAAAACTTCATATACTATAGTGATAGTATTTTAGAGGAGTAAACAAATGCAAGTAAAGTTAGAAAAAAGCACAGCGCATACAGTTTATTATACAGCTAGGAATGGTAAAACATTATTTCATTTAATGGCGTATGATGCAGAAGGCAGAGAGTATTCTCATTATTATAATTTTCATGATCGTGATCGTGCAGACGTTTTAGCTAAGAAAGTTAATGATCTTGGTTATATTAATCATGATCATTGGGGTTGTAGAGTTCCTTATGGATCTAATGCTTGGCTTTCTGACGGTATGGAAGATCGTTTAATTGAAGATGAAAAAAATGGTTATTTATAGGAGGTAATAATGGTTATTAAATTAAATTCTTTCAGCAACAAAGATTGCACTTTAGAGGACGCTCAGACTTGCGTTAATCAACTTGCCGATGTGGTAAATGTTATTCTGGAAGCGGCTAAAAAAATGTCTGACGCAGAACAAAATGATGCGGTTTGCAAAGAAGTTTTCGAGAACACATATTGGAAGCTATACAATAGATTAAGTTATCTAGAAACTGACAAGCACAGGCATCCGCACAACGAACAACTAGAATATGTAATGAATAGGAATGGGTAATAAAAATGAAAAACGATACTGATATGTTTGGCACTTGGATTTTAAACTTTTACTTTAAGGAGTTCATGAAGCACATGAAGAGTGATCCTAAGTATACTGAGGAGTTGAAAGCTGTGGCTGATGCTCACACGATTTACGCAGAGGGTGATCTTGCTTTAGAGGAGTACGTCAAGAAAGAGTATTTAAAATACATGACCAATACTCTTGATGTTACTGAGGAGAAGGTTTTGGACATCATTAAGAAATGTCTTAAAGATATGCCGCAACCAGATTGGAACCCAAAGTACGATTATTTTCTTGATTACTTTTCTACTATTACAAACGAAGTTTGTTCTGAGTTGATTGACATTCATTTAAATGAAAACCTAAAAAAGTGGGTTGCTAGTTTAGAGGCTAAACACGCGACTATTAATTAATAAGCATAGTAAGCCATGAGTGCTGAGATCGCCAAAAGTGTTATCATTAAGAGTCTCAAACCGTGGCAGTGCAAGCGGTTTTAATATTGGCGTAATTCCTTGGCTGTGATTGCATATTGAGGGGGATTTGTTTCCCCCTCTTTTATTTTTTACTTGACAAACTTTCCCATAAATGATAAGATAATTTATCTAGTAAAAAAGGAAACAATAAATGTATTATTTAGCATATGGAATGAACACTAACAGGGAGGCGATGTCGCATCGTTGCCCCAAGGCCAAACCAATGGGTGGGTTTTACTTACCTAATTACCGTTTGATCTTTCGTGGCGTGGCTGACTTTCGTGCTGATGCTGATGCTATCTTGCCAGTTGTATTGTGGGAAATCACAGAGGACTGTCTTGGTGCGTTGGATATGTTGGAAGGCTATCCAGATTTTTATGATCGCAGGAAGATCAATAAAGAGTGGATCATTTACGACATGAATGGCAACAAGAACTATTTGCATGTACCGTCTGGTGGTTACTACAACATGATCGAAGAGGGTTATAAATACTTCGGCCTTGATGATTATTACCTACGTTCTGCAAAGCGTGACGCTGATCTTGTTGATGTAGGAGTTACGGCAAATGGATGAAGATGAATTTATTGATTTGTTAAAGGAGTTCGTAAAGGACAAGCCTGTTGAGTTTTATCAACACGCTGACTTAATGGATGATGGTCAAATTTGGATTAGCTTTGAATTGGAGAGTAAAGATGGATAAACTTATTGATGAGGTTTTGGATCAAATTAAAAAAGATGTTAAAAGTGGAGATATGACCGCAATTAAGGAATTAATTAAAAAACTTATTATCAATTCCCCTACACCGAGGTCTAGAAAATTTTCACAAGAACAAATGAAATCATTTTTATCGGAGGTATAAAATGAATAAACTTATTCGGCTTTTGGAGCAGATGGATGCTGACTTTGAAGATCGTTGGATTGCTGTAATTGCTATCTTAATGGTTATTGTTTGGATTTTAGGAGTTCACTTCGAATGGTTTTAGATCCTGACATAACCCGAATAACTTGACCCTCGCATTCGTGCGGGGGTTTTTTATTTCCTACTGCTGTGTTGTAAGTTTCAGTTGTATTTTATAAGCCGAACAATTCATCGGGTTATTACTTACTGCTGTGTTATGTTTACCAGTGGTATAACCTACAGCAATATTTTGTGTGCTAGTGGTTTTTTTACTTGACATCCCATATGTTCCCATGTTATAATTTAAATATAGTAAGTTAATCGCTTGTTACTTACTACCTCAAAATACTAGACTATACCCTCGATGCTTTTATTTCTGTTTTTGCATCGGGGGTTTTTTTATAAAAAAATTTATATTTCCTCTTGACCTTTTAGATAAAATACTTTATACTTTATAATATATCTAGTATAAGGAGGATTATCATGGGATTAGATATGTATCTACGCGGTGAAAAGTTCGTTAGTAAATACGATCATTCGCAGCAAGCACCAGAAGGTGGTTCATTAGAGGTAAAGCGACCTGTTATTGATGGCTTTGAGGTTTCTGAGTACATTCTTGACATGGGTTACTGGCGCAAGTTTACACCGTTGCACAAGTATATTGTGAAGGTGTTCGCAGGTGATGTTGATGATTGTCAACCTATTCATTTAACTAATTTGGATTGTAATCGTATTGCTCAAGCTTTGCGTGATGGTGGCTTACCTGACAATGAAGATTGTAACGGCTGTTTCTTCGGACATCCTGAGTGGTGGGATGAAGACCGATTGAATGGTGAAGAACACGCAAAGGTTTTTGACAAAGCCGCTGAGTGGGTGGAATCCAATTCTTGGAACACTGTAACCTATCAGGCGAGTTGGTAATATGAGATATGAAGTGCGAGTAGTGCTATCTGAAACGGTTGATGCTGACAGCCCAAAAGAAGCGCAACAGAAGTTTATGGATAACTTCGAGTATGCTGACGTTAAACATGGAACGTGGCACGTTGAGCCTGACGATGTTGAATCAATGGAGGAACCATATGCCTAAGTTTAAAGTAACTGCCACAATGGATGTGGGATATACCGCTATTATTGAAGCCGATAGCCAAGATGAAGCGTGGGAGATTGCAAAGGGTGACTGTGAAGCAGATTGGGAGCAAACTGATAACGGTCACGATTGGACATTGGAAAACATTAGGGAGTTTAAAGATGTGGATTTGCAATAAGTGTAACAAAGAGTGGGGGGTGGATGATTTTGCCCCCGACCTTTGCGAGTGTGGTGGAGAGGTCAAGTTCATTGAGCCTCAAGCCATGATTGAGATCAACCAAGTTCTGGACGAAGCGTTTCAGAAAGTATTTGGGGAGAAATGGTAATGAAAGTTGCACCTAAAACCTTAAATAAATTCGCTTGGAGTATCTCTGGTCTTACTGAAGTAATTGGTCAATCTTTTGAAACGTCCAGTGATGAAGGTAGAATTTTAAGTTGGGCAGATGAAGATGGCTATTGGCTTACTTTAATTTGCGATGATGACGGTAAAGTTCACGCGATGTTTTACGATAGTATGTGTGAAAAAATGTATGTGGCTATTGGTTACTGCCGTTATCACAACATTAACTTTGAATTAAATTGGGAGGGTAACAATGAGCAATAAATTCGTTGAGATCGTTACTGATGTAATGGACAATTTCAGAAGTACAATAGAGAGTCCCGAAGATTTAAACTTCGGGGTTCTTCAAAACTACCGTTATGCCTTAGAGGACATGAAGGAAGCGGATATGTACTTTATTTCCGAAGACTTCAAAGAAGCTTTGGCAGCTTATCATAATGAGTTGGTTGAGGAAGAAGAGAATAGCAGGGAGGTTGTATTCTCTGAAGATTGCAGGCTACCGTCAAAGCTTTGCTTTATCTCTTTAGACACATTCGACACAAAGGATTTGGACACTGGAGAAGTTGTCAGGGCATTTGGCAGCGGTCATATTGATGGCTTTCTTTGCCGACAGTCTGAGGATGGTTCAGTTGCTATTCGTTTGGTAGCCCGAAATTCAACTCCTACTCATATTGGCAGCTACGAATTAAAGCGTGGTGGGATTAGGTTCCCGACAGAGCTGCACGAAAGATTAGAGAACGATGAAAGCTTTCATGCGATGTATCTTGAAATGATTACTACAATTTCTGGTGCGTTTTCTTTGATCAATCAGCCCCGATTTGTGGACGTTTTGAAGTCGGGTAGTAGGCAGCAGCGCAAAAGAGCGCAGAAGCAACATGGCGTTGACGTAGAGCAATGGCATGAAATCAGTTGGAACATCAATGAGCCTATTGAGGGTGAAGTTGATGAACGTGGCAGATCTTTCCATATGCCACTGCACTACACCAGAGGCCACTGGCGCAAGGCAAAGCCCCATTGGGATGACGTTGTGTACCGAGAGGATGGCTTACCATACATCTGGATTGATGGTTTCTGGTCTGGGCATCCTGCGTATGGAATTAAAAAGGGCTATCATGCCCCAAAGCTAGGAAAGGCAGCATAAATGGCTATTGAAGACGATACTATGTGTATGCACTACACACTCGAAAGGCTTAGTGACATCAAGACTGAGACTGATTTGAATAAGTTTAAGGACGAGATTAAGCACAATCTTGGTGTCAATGAGCAATGGCGCAGGGATAACCCTGCGTACCTTGATCTATTAGCTCAAGATGACTTTGATGTTCTGAGGGCTGTTAGAACGACTAAGGACAAATACATTCGTAGAGCCTTAGAGAAGTCAAAGAACGTGAGTTCTGCTTCTAAATTATTAGGGTTGAAAAATTATCAAACCCTGCAAAACTGGATGAGAGAGTTAGGTATTGAAGATGATAATAACATTCGAAAATAAGAAAGACAGGCCGAGCTTAAAAAAAGCTCAAGAGCTTGTCGGTGGTTTAGTCGAAATGGTTCACTTGCCACATAGACCAGAATTGCAAGTTCTTGTTAACGAAGAGGGGCTTTTAAAAGATTTGCCCCTTAATGTGGCGGCATCAAAGCTATGTATGCAGCCTATCGTTGGGGACGTTGTGGTTTTAAAAGGAGAAGCCCAATGGGACTAACAGATGATGAAGATTTTCACACGGTTCATGTGTACCCAAAGCCTGATCACTATCCTGAGAAGCGAGAGTTCTTTGTTGAGATAGAGGGCGTTGTTAGAAAGACTTATCCGATTAAAGCTGAGAGTTCTGCTAAAGCCAGTCAAATGGCTAAGAGCGAGTTTATTATTGAGTTCGGTGGAGATAAGGACAAGATTTTGATTAACGATGTTTGGAAAAATAAATGATTGAATACTTTACAGCGTTGGTTCTTTCTTACACATTGCATAACCATGAGATCGACACGATTGTTTGGTTCGAGAGTGAACAGCATTGCATGAAGGCCATGAGCAGCCGAACGTTTGATCATATGTATGATCATATGTACGAATTATATGGCAACGATATTTCTATGTGGTGCTTGCCTTCAGATGTTCAATCAAAATTAGTTAGGCCGCGAGTTCGGCCTAATTAATTATTTTGGCAGGTTGTATTTTTTTATAATATTCCGAACAAAAGTTTCGGTTGAAAACATTACTTCTGCAATTTTTGGTATTTTCATATTTCTGTTTAGAAAACTATTAACCATCTTTGCATTTTTAGATAGATTTTTAATCTCATCTTGTTTTTCGGCAAAAGTTTTTATTTTTACTTGCCCCCGAAGATTTGGTCTTTCTGATACGTCCAATCTATTTTGAACGCACCAGTTTTTGCTGTAGAGATCTTCATATCTTATTCTAGCCGCTTCGCTTTGGTATATCTTACCTTTTACTTGAGCCTTCATTACTCACCTCCATTTATGATTGCTTGTTCTGCTTGATATAGATCACCGCCCACAACACCGAGAAACCTTCTCGATCCTTGATTTGTTCTTTTATATTTACCAATTCTACCTGCTTGCAACAAAGCTGTAACAGCTTTTTTAATTGTAGTTCTGCCATCATCCCTCAAGTTTGCAGCGTTTATATTTGTATCTGGAGTTGAGGAAATAGTGTCAAAGATACTATCTTGTCCATCATGCGTCATATAAATACCCGCCTGCTCTTGCAGATCTATAAAATTAAACACATATTCTAATCTATTCCGAACAATTTCAGAACCAATGATGCTTCTAATATCCTCACTTCGATCTTCTAGCAGTCCATTGTTCGGGTTACGAATAAAATGTCTGATGTCCCGATTAGCAACACCGTTTGATTTTACGACTGCGCCATCAAAGACAGTGTTTCTTGTGTAACTAATTCCAAGATTTGTGCATCTTGTTCTAGCTACGCCCTCATCCACTTGCCAAACAGCAAATGCTGATCTAACCCCATCGACAATAGCTGACGTACCCCGAATAAGATTACGAGCCTGTTCTGGCGTTGTAACAGGATCTTTATCCCTGATTTTAGCCATGTGGTGATTAACCATAACTGTAGCGCCTGTTTCTGTAGCCATTTGAGCTAACAATCCCATAAAAGCAGCGCCTGCTGCAGGATCTGCATTTACATCTGCGTGTACAAATGATGCCATAGGATCAATAACAATCAATGCCAGATCCTCGATCTCCAACATTTCCTCGTAAATCTTTTCAAACTCTGGAGATGTGACGTAGGTATTGTCGGCCTTCATCATAATTGGAAACACTCCGCCTTCGTTTGGAAGGGGCACAACCAGCAAATCATGTCTATAACCCGAACGAGTGTTCATCTTATCCAGTCTGCTGACCCTGCGATGAAGCTCATCTCTGTCATCTTCTGCTGATAATATAATGGCTGACCCGTGATGAGAGACTAAACCCCCGAAAGAATTTTGCATAGCTTCGCCCGATGCCACCTTCATAGCCAGATCTAATGTCATCATACCTTTACCGCTATCTCCAGCAGCCGCGAAAACACATGGAACTCCCAGCGGTATGGTATCTCCAATTAGAAATTTTTGTTCGGGTGCAGCGCCAACGAATTGATTTTCAATAAGAAGGTTTCTATTTTTGAGAGATAATGTTCTCTTTACTTTATGATTTGGTGCGTTGAGAAACTTCGATATATCAAAAGCTTCTTCAATCGCATCAGCAGCGTCCCACTTTTTTGGCTTACCCTGTGGTGGCGTAAGCATCGTAACGGCTTTTGCCCCTGCGTTAACACCAAGCTCTTGCACTATTTTGGCTAATTTCTGACCCGCTTCATCGTTATCAGGCCATATAATAAGCTCTTTGCCGTGCAATGGAGAGAAATCAAACTTATCTTTTGTGCGCTGAGATAGCATCCCTGCGCCCCCGATAGTACAAGTTGCTGTATGCCCAAGCTTAATTAGTTCATCAGCACACTTTTCGCCCTCTACCCATATGACCCGATCTGCTTCTTTGATCTGCGGTAGGTTATATAACGGCCTAGTTTCTGGTAAACGTGGGAACTGACGAAACTCTTTTTTTGCGCTGCCGTCATTATCCCGAACAATTTCACCAGTTTGATCTCGTTCGATGTATTTCCTGACCGCAACGATAATTTCACCGTCTTCTGACAGGTATAAATACTCTCCATCGTATGGCGTTGAGTAGTCGATAACCCGCTTTTGTTTAACTTGTTCGGGTTGTTGTTCCTGCTGCGGCTGGGCAAGTGCAGGATTTATTGGATTCATGGGTGGTTCTGTCTTTTGTTTTTCCAACCATGTGCCAAAATGTTCGGCTACATCTTTAATTTTCCAACCATATGCCGCCATCAGGATTTTAGTTATGCCCCCGATGCCATCACCTGTGTTAAAGTCCATGCCTCGCATGAACTCTGAGCTAGATGGATCTATATTTATCTTGAGAGATTGACCCGCTTCGCCATTCAAAGACCCCAGATAAAACTCATTCCGAACAACTCTTCCGTTTGGATAAGCATTTTTTAAAGCCTCTATTTGCACATAAGACGGAACTTTATCCGTTATCTCTGCGACTAAATCTCTCGGTTCACTACCATATCTTGTGTTGCCAATTACCCTTAATGACATTATATTGTCCTTATATACATATTTACCTCTTCGGGGGGTAGATCATAGTCCTTTTGCCTATCCCCCGCTTTTTTTAATTATTCCAACAAGTCTCCCTAAACTCGCAAAACTTACAAAGAAAAAAATCTTTTGTTTGAGCTATGCGAGGTAGAATGTCACCTGCTTTAGCCGCAGTCAAGATATTTACAGCCTTGTCACTTGACGTCTGTGCTAACTCCCGATTGAACGGCACTAATTCGTAGTAAATCTCAGATGTGTTCTTATTTACCACTGTAAAGAGCGCAGGGTGTTCTGTAAGATCCATGTAGGCTTGATATAAAGCGATCTGAGTAGCGTAAACAGGATTTGCCTTGGCTACCCCCATGCGCTGAAAGCCTTTCCACTTTTGATCGTTCGCTGACTTGTTTTCCCACAGACATGGATAGCCCATATCCACGTCACCGTCACAGACCACACCATCAATGTGCCCTTTAATTTCATCATCGGCTATAGAAAAGCCAAACTGTTTTCCCATCTTATCCTCTGTTCTCAGATCGAACCCTGCATCGCGTAGCCACATTGCAGCGTAGTCTTCGATGTAATGACCGAACTCGAATATCCTGAGTGTTCTTGCACTGAAGCCCGAACCCTCGTCTTGTGGATAGTTTAAGTACCGATACTGTATCTTTCGACTGCATTCGTCACCTATGCTTGAAGCTCCCAAATATTTTCTTCGTTCGCGTTTGCTATTCTTTTCTACGATAGCTTTGTCTACTGCTTGCGATATTGCCTCTGCTTGTGGATCAGAAGGGGATACTTGTAGTAGGCCAAGCGCCTGTTGACTTATAGTATTTGTCTTCGAGTTTCCCAATTTCAACTTCCTCTGTTAGTTTTGCTGCTTCCTGTAAAGCAAATATTAATACATGAACCTGATCTTCTGAAAGATCAGAGAATTTGGTGTCCCAACCAAATGTTCCTAATATAAATGCCAACTCTTTTATTGGCTTTGGTTCGTTACTCATACGCCCTCCTCAGTGCATTATTTCTTCTTTGTCTTCTAAAATTAAATCTAATAGATGATCTATCTCTTCAGGATCACAATCTTTGTTCTTAAAGCTGATTGCAGATACAACTTTATCTCTGATAATAATATTGGCTGAACCAAACAAAACCTCATCCTCTGAATCATCTATCTCGCCTTGAATGACATTACTTGTTTTTTTACTCATGGCATCTTGATTGTAAGACCCTTCACAGAAACAAACATATTCTAAATTATCTGTGTAAATCTCATCATCATCTTTTCTTTTCGCAAGAATTAAAAAAATTTCAAACCTAGCCATCAACCTTATCCTCTGCATCATTGTGCTTTAACCATAACGCAAGATCTGAAACCATGTGCTTAAATTCACTTGTATCAATTTTGGCAACCAATTCACCATTGAACCAAATTTTAAGCCCATCATCATATACTGCCCATCGCGTTTTTACGTCTTTCATAGATACCTCTCCACTGTTGCCTCGATTACATCCTTGTTCCACAAGAAACTAAGCATACAAGCCGCTTTGTACTTCGTCCAAGAGAAGTCAAATAGCCCAACATCTACCCCTTGATCAGCAAGGTGTACTCTCTGTTTATCCGTTAATCGTTGATCTAGCCATCTTTTTGTTTTTACAGCCGCATTGCCATCTTCGATCTCTCGTAAGAAATCATCTGCTGCTGCTGTGGCTTGCACAGCATCGCCAACCGAAAGAACTTTTAATTTTCCTCTAGATTTTTTACCAAATGCAATTGATAGATTTGAGGTATTTGCGACTCCAACAAAACCCTCAAATCCCATAGCCATACGCAGGCTTTGATCCCCAAACATATTAATCCATCTAAATGGAGACATCTTCATAAGATCGAACTCTGTCATTTCAAATACGTCAAGTTCTTCTTTTTCTTCTTTCTCGCCATCAAATACATGACCACAGACAGGACATATTTTAGCGTTCAAAGGAATAACAGCTTCGCACTCTGGGCATTGCTTGAGCGGTTGCTCACCTTTTTCTTTATCGTCTAGATTTACTTGATCTTCTAAAGATCCATGCGTTAGTACGCTTGTCCCGAAGTCCAGAACAATGCAGTCTCTTTTGACTAAATCAGGAAACTCTTCTGGATTTATTGTGCGTAAGCCACGCCCAATCATTTGAACCATTGTGGCTTTTTGAGAACATGGTCTGGTTAGAATGATGCACGACACTGGTGGCGCATCAAAGCCCTCTGTAAGCACAGCCACATTAACCACAACCTGAAGATCGTTATGAACTAAATCGTGTAGCGTTTGCGCCCTCTCTGCCTTTGGCGTTTCTCCTGTGACTATATCTGCATTAACGCCTTGGTCTAAAAACTCTTCTAACAGATCCTCTGCGTGTCTAATTGTGCTACAGAACACAACGGTTTTTCTGCCCTCTGCATGATTAAGATACTCTTCAACTACTTTTTGATTAATAACCTTGCGGTTCATAATGGACTCGACTTGCTCCATGTTGAAGTCGTTACCGCTAATAGCCACATCATTCAGTTTGTCTTTTACACCGCAATCAATCACATATGACTTTGGCGGTACGAGAAATCCTTCTCTGATAAGTGTTGTAATATCTATCTGGTGCGAACAGTTATTGAATACTTTTCGCAAACCTTTTCCATCGCCTCTGTTAGGTGTAGCAGTAAAGCCTACAATCTCTGCATCTGGATTGTCTTGTTTTACTGCTTTAATGACTTTTAAATATGTATCGGCTGCTGCATGGTGGCTTTCGTCAATAACAATCATATCAAAAGCAGGGCGATCCATAAGATTTCTGTTTCTGGAAATTGTTTGCACCATAGAGAATACAGTGTCGCCTTTCCAATTTTTGACAGTTCCGTTTACAATACTTGTTGTGATGTATGGATTTATTCTTTCAAACTTGGATTTGTTTTGATCAACAAGTTCATCTCTATGCTGCATTACAAGGATTTTTTTACCGTCCTCGTATCTTTTGCCTACAAGCGCAGACAGCATAATTGTTTTACCCGCCCCTGTGGGCGCAACAACGATTGTGTTTTTGTGCTTATCTAATGCTTTACAAGCATCATTGATAGCGGCCTCTTGGTAAGGGCGCAGTAACATATCCGAATCCACTTCTTAGTCTAGATGGAGGGGGGTTTTGGACCCTCGCCCCCCCTGTGCGAGGTCTAGCAGGTGTGGAAAAAACCTGTGCCGCTAGATTACTTATTAGCCCAACTAGGAACTGCACCAGATGTTGGCTGCGCTGCCTGTTGCGGTTGAACCGCAGGGGCTTGCGCCATCGGTGCTTGTCCAGAAGGGATAAAATCTTTCTGGTTCGGTGTCACTGCTGCCATGAGTTTATTCTTGTCCTCATAACCGTTTGTGCCTTTTTCAATTCCGACTTTAGCGCAAATTTCCATTCCACTCAAGTCATTAACGCCACCAATGTTTCGCCTTTGAACCGCAGTCTCTGACATATCAGATGGATTAATGTTATTAGCGCTTTCAATAATTTGCCGTAATGTAGACAAACCAATCTCTTTGGCTACTGGAATACCGCTAGAACCTTTTTTGTCTCCATCGACAAAAAGACGATGCCAGAACTTACGTTTATCATGCTCACCGCCAACAACTGTAAACTCTAGTTCCATCCATTTAGCACTTGAGGTGGCTGACTTTTTAAACCACATACCGTTGCCAAACTCTGGGATCTCTGTGTCACCCATTTTGACCACAATAATTGCACGACACAGCGTACCGTTTGGAATAAGTGTGCGTGTTTGTGTTGGTGCTTCTGACACCGCTGCGTTATTTAGATTCAACATTTTCTGTCCCTTCTGTTAAAATCTGTTCATTAGGGTTCACAAAGTTTAACTTTCTCTCTGTGTTTCCCCCACTACCCATTTTTTCAATAAGTTTACCAAGATGTGGCTCTTCAAGTGTATCGAGCCTACCAGAACGATCCTTTGCAGGATAGCCCCACTCATTTAGAGCATCGCAAACGAAGGCACGAAAAGAGCCGTTCTCGCCTCCCAAGACTGCCATCGTAAGAACTTCGTCTACGATGCCCGGTAATTCTTTGCCAGTTTTTGAACCTTCGATCTGAAGCGCATATTGTTTGCGCCCATAATCATCAGTATATTCGTCTAGAATACCAACAAAGATTACGTTCTTATCACGAATGTGTTGAAGATGTGTAAGCCACGACATCATTTCGCGTCCATGCATACCATAAGCTGCACGAGTATCTAACTTGCCAGTTCTGTCTGATCTAGACTCTGGCTGTTGCTGACACCATTGAAAACACAAACGCCCTGCGACTGTGATTGAGTCGATAAATAGCGTTTGATAGTTTTTTAAGTTAACTTCTGGATCACCATATGTCTGGCAAACACCTTCATAGTGCGCCTGACTATAGCACTGATCCTCGTGCAAAGATGGATTGCCGCCACCAAGATAACAAGCAAAGTCACGACATTCTGCCCACGTTTGTGGACGAATGACATCAATTGGATGTCCCTCGATAGCGGCATCCCCTGCCTCAAGATCCATAAACAGTGTTGTCTTTGGATCTAATGTTTTTGCTAATGTTGTTTTACCAACACCACTAGCACCACAGACTACGATCTTATGACCGCGCTTTTCTGCAAGCCGTTGTTCGGCTGTTATAATTTGTAAACCCATTTATTTATCCTCTTCGAATGAGAAAGCACCAAGATCTACCGTTCTGCAGTCTTCAAGCTGCTGTTTGATTTCTGGTGGTGCGGCTGTGTATTTGCGTTCCTCTACAGAAAAAACAATCTTTCCATAGTGTTGCGCATTTTCTGGTGACATATTATTTAAGCGATCACGAAGCATATCCTGATCCCAAGTCACCTTCTTACGAACCGTAGCCTTAAACTTTTTATTATCAGCTATGATTGTAGTTGTACCAAAATCCTTACCATCGGCTCGTAAAGCATCACGAACCTGTTGTAGCCAAGTATCTTGGATTTGTTCATTTAGATCAGAAAGCTCTTCTTTAAGCCCTGCGATCACAACGCGCAGCTCTTCCCTGCGCTCAAGTAATTGATTGCTCATGGCAACCTCCACGTTTAATTTTCTAGAAACTTAATTATGACAAAGTATGGGATGAAAGTCAAGGAATTTTTTTAGATAAATATATATCTATATCAAAAACAGCTTTCATCAGCTTCTTTTTTAGTTTAAATTCAGGGGTTTCTACACCTTTGGCATCTTCGACAATATGCTCCCATATGCCATCTGCGTTCTCTTTATTATATTTAAAGTCGGCTATATATGCACAGATCTTTTGATCGTTTACCATGATATTGTAACGAGGCTGTAGCTCTAAATCTTTGATTCGTTCTGCCTTTTCAAGAGACTTCAAATAGAGGTAACGTTCTGATTCCCATTTAGAGTCAAATGTAATTCCATGTACGGTGGTTTTCTTATTACCATACTTTGGTCTTGACCTTTTTAACTTGGGATTATATCTTGGTTTCAAGTACATTATGGGAGTTATGCTAGTGCCTGCAACTACTAAATACAAGTCTATAAGCGTTTCTGTGGAAACTTATAAGAAAATAGTTCAGATGTCGCAAAAAAAACGTAGGAATATTTCGCAACAACTTTCTTTGATTGTTGACGATGCTTACGACAAACAGGGCTTTATACCGCCTCACGAACCGATACGATCTGTTTCTGGCGGACTAAGCGCCGTCATAGAAGACTAAAGCAACCCTGCACTTCCTAGACCACCAAGCAATGTGGCGGCTACTGCAGGGTTTTCTTTTGCCCTTTGTCTAACAGTTGGTAGCCTGCTTTCTGCTGGTTTTGGTTGTGAAGTAACCACTGGCGGTAAAACTTGAGGGACTGGTGTTGCTTTTGGTTTTGGCTTTAATTCTGATTGTATCAGTGATCTTGCTTGATCTGATGCGCTGCTTAAAGCCTCGTTTGTTGATTGAGCAGTAGTTTGTGCCATAGTAGACTTTATAGCGTCTGATATAATTTCTCCTGCAATTTGTCCTCTTGTTTTAGCATCTGCACCTCTAGCTGAAGTTTTGTATTTTTTTAAAAACATTTTGTAAAAAGGTCCGCTAGAAAACAATGAACCAACAACACTAAGCCGAGCAATTACACCTAAATTTTCTAACGGACTTGCTGCAATGTTTGCTGCAACAAGATCACCGCCGGGAGCAGACTCACCAAGGAGCTTCATAATACGACCAAATTCAAGCATATCCTTGCCCATTTCATCGCCAAATATTTCTTTTATTTTAGCTTCATCTTTTGCAAACTTACTACCAAGTTTTGTAAATTGAGTTTTATCAGTTAAAAATGTTTTTTCAAAATCACCCACTAAACTATCCATGTAATAGCTTTGAATAGTACTCATATCTTCTGCACTGTTAGCAAAGTATGATTTTAAAGCTTTTACATCTTCAGCACGAACTGAACCACTTGCTAAATATTCTGCAGCTTCAGTAGGCGTTAATGTGCCTTTATTTAATTTTCTCATAACTTGATTTTGTGTAAAGACTGACAGCTCGTCTAATTCTTTAGACAATTTTCTAAGCAAACCAACTGCAGCATCATCAGCACCAGTTTCTATAAAGTTTTTTATTAAATCCTCATCAACGTTTCTTAAACTTAAAACGTTCATTTGTTCGGCTAATTTTTTTATTTCTGCTGCATTTTGCCCAAAAAGCTCATTTGCAGTAGAGCCAAGCCCATCAATCTTATCTTTAAATTTAGCTCCAGACCATTTGCCATTTTTAACATCTAAAGACTTGCTCATGGCATTGCGTAGCCACTCAGACGCTATTCTTTCTTTTATAGGACTAAAAGCACCCTCTCCTTTAAACTTATTAACAGCTTTTTCTGCATCAGATAAAAGTTTGGGATTATTAGCTTTAATTAAATTTTTTGCTAAATTAGATTCATTTATTGGAGCATTATTTTTTATTTTATTTATAAGATCTCTTTTGCTTATAGCTTCACTTACTGCTTCAAACTTTTGATTGCCCTCTTTATACATTTTACGAGCATCATTTAAATCTTTTGAAGCTTGTCTAAGTGTCGTTCTTTGTTCTTTTGTAAATTGTCTGCCTGCTCTTGTAACCCCTCTTTTACCAAGTATGGCATCAATGCTTTTTGAGCCTAACAAATTATCAACTTGCGGCATAAATTTATCAGAAACACTTTCAACTGTATCTGAAGTCATACGCCTAAATTCTGCATCCCTAAGACTTTTACGAGCTATATATAATTGTGAAAATGATGCCTCATCACCAAGATCAATAATTTTTTGCAAAGCATCTTTAGCTGCTGCTGAATTAGTTCCCGGCTGTGCCGCCACATACTTTTCTATTTCTAGTTTTGCATCATCCGCCATGCCTTTTGTATTGAAAATTTTAGCATTTCCTATGGTATCGTCCATAGCTCTGCTTATATTCTCAAAAGCATCATCAACTTGACCATCAAAAGCTCTGTAAGAATCTTCAAATATTTTAAACAAATCTTCGTCAATAGCTAAGTCTTGATCAGACGCTTTTCCTAACTGAACTGCTATATCGTCCATATGTTTTATTAAAGCTTTTTCAGTTTTTCTAACTTCACCTTTGAGTTTTGTAGTTCCTGTTTTAGCAGCTTTTCCTAATACAGATGCGGTTCCTTCAACGCTAGGTTCTGTCAATCCTTCACGATAACGAGCCAAATCACTCATTATATTTTCATGATTATCTCTTAACCTTTTAGATGTACCTATAGCTTTTTCTGACAATGCTTGTTGACGAGATACTAATGAGGGAACACCTAAAGCACTAGCTGATGGCTTATAGCCCCTCTTATCAGCCGCTAAAATATCCGCTACTCTTTCTTCTGGAACGCCTTTCCCTACGCGGTCTGTTCCTCGAATAATTCTGTAAGTCTTACCAAGTAAACCAAATATACCTTCACCCGCGCCAGCTATTGCAGCCTCTTTTAGAATATCTTTTCCTACTTCAGATCCTTCTTGAGCTTGAACTCCCTGAAAGCTTTCAATACCCTCTTCTATGGCTTTACCGCCACCACCACCGAGTGCTGCACCAATTGTAGCTCCAACGATAGGAATAGGTATTGCTGCCTGACCAGCAATAGCGCCTGTAACAGCGCCACCAATAGTTGTTCCTAGACCAGAAAGATCAGAGAGATCTCTCATGGTTAATCCACTTTCGTCAATCATTACTGGAACGCTTGATTCTATTCCGAACTTTTGTGCGGCTTCTGGCATTAAGGCAAGATTACCTAGTTTATCACGAGTAAATTGGTCTCGTGTTAAGCCGAATCCATCCATAAGAACTTTTTCTTGATCTTCTTGTGTATCCGCTCGACCCAACATACGGCGCAGTTTTTTGTCTTGAATACCTGTTTTGTAATCAAATCCTGCATTTTTACCTTTTTTTGTTTTATTGTAAGCGTTTATTGTTTCTTTTGAAAAGTAAGATTCTTTATCAGTTAAAACATCTTGTATTCTTAGCTGTTCTGCTGCAGATGGCTTTTCTCCTTTTATAGAAAAATTAAGAGGTCCATATTTTGTTTCTACAGAAATTACACCCATTTTATTTGTCTTTCACATCAATTAAAGATGCGCCCTTATTGTCAAGAACAGAATATTCTAAACTATTTTCTACCAAAGATGGGAAAAGCTCCATATTTTTTTCATATTCGCCAGTTGTAGGATAAGAGTCAGGATCTTGAAGCTCATCAAGAACACCTCTTACAGCTTTTCTTTTTCCTTTAAATAAAGTTGCAATTTCATTTAATCTCATAATAGATTCTTGAGGGTTTCCTAACAAATCAACTTTTCCTAATAATTTTTCTACTCTCAAAACATCATCTTTAGAAATTCCATTTCCAGTTTCTTGAGTTAACATTCTTTTAAATTGAGTAATTATAGAATCTTGAAGAACTTTTACTTGTTCTCTTTTACCCATTTTGGAATCACCAAATACAACTTCAGCGTCTACAAGTCCTGCACCTACTAATGCAGAATTAACGGTGTCCGATATTAATGTAAAAGTTGGACTTTCTTCGCTGTCTATTTGTTCAAGCAACTCGTTCATTTGGTTAACTGTTGTTAAGGCTCCATTTATAGATCTCAAAGCCCCTGCAGAATCTCTTAGAGCATCTTGAGGAAAAGCAAAAATAGCGCCAGTCACTCCTCTTCCTCTTTGAACTTCTAGACCGTTTATGACTTTATCAACTTTTACATTTTTTATTTCACCGACTTTTGCACCAGCTTTAATTTCTTCTTTTTTAAGATCAGCATCTATATCAAGTAATTTAAAATATCTTTCTCTTTGAAATGCTTTTTCTTCTGCTGCAATAGCTGCTGAAGCATCTTCATCAGATTTTATTTGTTGTAAAGCGTACTTTCCTGCAGCTATTCTAGCCTGTTTTGCCTCACTTTTAGCTTTTTCTAATGCAGGCAACGCTTTTTCTCCAGCCTCTCCTACTGAACTAAGCAAACGCCCTACATTAAAACCTTTGCCTGCTCTGTTTTGCATGAGAGATAAACCCATAGCCATTAAAGCTGAACTTTTGTCTACTTTACCGCTAATATCTATACCCGTAGCATTAGCAAATTCTTGTTTATATTTTTCAAGAGCTTCTTCTTTGCTCATGTTCGGTGTGGTGGGTATGTTAATTCCTGCATCGTTCGCATACTGCTGAACGCCACCAGCAAAAGCATCTTCCGCGGCTTCTGCTGCTTTTTGTAAAGCTTCGCCTCCTAATTCTGGCTTGCCTTGTGCAGCCGCTATCTCAGCTTCCTTTTCTCTGAACTCTTCAGTTCTTTGAGTTGCATCTTTTCTTTCTTCTTCATCCATAGCTAGGCGATCAAGCTTTGGACCACTTGGAGTTAAATCTCTTATTTGTTCGGTTAAATCTACAGGGTCAAAACGCATACCTTGATCTTCAGCTATTTTTTGTTCTTTATCTCTAAAGCTATCTGAAGAATAAAATAATTCATCTAAGGGAAGGCTTTTAGTTGTAGAATTATTTTTTTCTTGAGCTTTTTGTTTGGCAATTTCAGATGGACTCATTAGATATTCATAAGCTGGAACAACTACATTATCTGTTATTTTTTTGGGAAGGCCAACTTTTGGACTTGTAAGAAATTCAGTAAAATTACCGATTTTTTCTATACCACTTAAAATACCTTGCCCTATCTCACCTATTTTTCTTTTAGGAGGTGTAGTTATTCCATATGGACCTATGTAATCAGCGTCACCTAAACCTCTTCTTATCAGCTCTGACGTATAAAGTTTGTTTAATTCATCACTCATAATTGTTCGCCTTACTGCTGCTGTCCAATACCTTGAAGGGCGGTATATGCTCCTATTCCAGCCAACATTGGGTTTGTGCCATACATTGGTTGTTGTGTTTGGCTATAGAGACCCGCAGAAGGTGTTCCAGATATTGCACCATATGCGTAATTATAAGGCAATAAAGCCTGTTCAGTTGGTCTTTGATACTCTTGTCTAGCTGTATCAATTGTTTGCTGACGGTAGGCTCTTTCAGCCTCTCCTGTGCCTTGCATAAAGGCTAGATCCGCAGGTGCCATAGCACCGTACACACGACCAGTATCAGCAGCCTGAGTGCCCAAAGTTCCAAAAGATTGCCCTATACCACCAACAAGTCTACCTGATTCTTGTGCAGCTTTTTGAGCCTGTGCATAGTTTTTCATTCTAAGATCTGTTGTGGCTTTGCGCTTCGCATCCATGATGTTGCGCTCGACCTCTGCGGCCTGTATGCCCTGCCTCGATCCACCAAATGCCCCTGCTTTAATAGCTTGGTCTGAAGCTCTATTCAAAGCAACCTGACCTTGACGATCAATGTCTCTCTCTGTTTCTTCTATAACAGCTTGTTGAAATGGATTCATATAGTTTTGAACAGACATTGGGTCTGAAATAATATCTCTAGCTTGTCCTAACGCACCTAATCCCTGACCCAAACCTGATTGCGCTTGATTGAAGTATGGATCTGTACGCTGCATAAAATCAGGTGTTCCATCTCCATCTTGATCTTGAGATAATCTTTGAGATGCAAATGTCTCAAGTCCAAAGTCTGTAATTTCGCCTGTGGAGGGATCTCTACCCATTTGTTGTGCTAGTCTAAATGGTGCAATCTTAAACATATTAGGGTCTTGCATAAGACCCCCGCTAAAACCTGTGGCTTCATCATATTCGCCAAATATCGCATCTAAGAGTGCTTTCTCTCGTAACTCAAGATACTCTGGGCGGCGATTTACTGTTACATATGGATCAGCCATTCTTACGCTCCTTGTGATGCAAGTCGGTTCTGCATGGCATAAGCTCTCTCAATACCCTTATTGAGATCACCATTGCCTAAACCCTTGACAGCATTTTTATTCAATACAAATTCACCTGCCATAAGCATAGCAGGCACATCATCCTTTTGACCAGAACCTTCAGATGGCATAATGCCACCGTTTCTTCTAGGAAAGTATTCTCCCTCAATATATCCACCTGCAGCGGCCTGCCTAATTCTTGGCACATTTAATTTTGTAAAACCTTCAACACCACCAAAGGGAGTTTCTTTGTAATCACCATCATCAGAACCTAAAAGCCTGTCTAATAACGCTGAACCGCCACCAAACAATAACATTTCTCCAATAGGTGAATTTAAAAGATCGGCGGTTTTGCCTTCAGCATCAAGTATTCCTGACTTAACAAGAAAAGGGGAAACACCTAATGTACCTTTTGCAGGTTCTATACTTGCTATGCCTTGTTTAGCTATATCTGATGTTGCTTTACTTATTGGTACGTTTTTATTTTTTATTGCCGGGGCTATGCCTTTTATATCAGACATTTGTTCGGTTTGTCCGCCAAAAAGACCGGGTGTTCCCAGTCCGCCTGAAAGAAGACTACCTAATCCAGCGTATTTTATAGCATCTTTTGTATCGGCTCCAAGAGCCTTACTAAGAAGAAAATTAGTGGCTAAACTTGTAATTGGATTGCCGCCACCACCTAAGATTGAAGCGCCAATTTTAATTATATCTGATAAAGCCATTTATCTCTCCAACAAAATATATCTTATTTTAGCACCAATGTACTAAGATATCCACTCGTAAATCTTTTTTGTTTCTTTTACACGATGATCTAACCCAGTGTAACCACCGTTTATCCGTTTAGTTAGCCTTTTAATAGTGTCATCATTAACACCTTCGTCACATATTTTCCATAGATTGTTCTTTTTAAAAAACCACAAAGCCGTGTCCATTGCATAGTCTTCTTCTAACAAATGAGGGTTTTCTAAAACCTCTGGTACACGCATATCTGATGCAAAAGATCTGACGTTGTTATATCCGGTCAATTGCAAAAATCCTCGGCCTATGTAGGCGCTAGATTTTTCTTTCGTATCGTTCCCCATCCTGCCAAAGTACACGTTTTCAGCCAGTGCTTTTGGGTTTCTAGCAAACGGCTCGGCGCTTTCTTCTGTGGGAAAACGGCTAGGCCAAACTTTCATCATAGCATCTACAGAATAGTTTAAATTCTCTCTTGTGTATTTAAATGTTCCACTTTCATGTACTACTTGGCCTAGCAAGTGTGCCCCTCTTTCTGGAGACAACTCATGGTGAGCCACTATAGCCTTTGCGGTATTGGGGCCAAACGCCCCGTCTGGAGTTACACCGCACTTTTCCTGTAACATTTTTAATGCTTCAAACGCCATCAGATTCATTCCTTTTTGCCATAAGATCTTCAAGGTTCTTTTCTTTAGTGCCACCGTCATATGACCAAGCGTAACCTTTATCTATCATAATTTGGTTAATAGACTTTGTGTCTTCGTCTGATTTGTACAACCAACCAAGCATACGACCAAATTTACCGTCTTTTTCAGTCTTTACAGTAAGCTTTGTTGCTTCCAAAAGATGCATTTCTAAAAACTCTGTGGCTTGATAGCCCATCTTTTTTTCTGCTAGATCTTTAGTTCTTTTTTCTGGGGTATCTATACCAGCAAGCCTAACACGTTCTTTCTTGGTAAGATCGAAACCAAGATCTATGCTGATGTCTATTGTGTCACCATCAACAACTCTGTCTACAGACTTAACAAAATAAGTATACATCATTTTTTCCTAACGAATTGTTTGTAGCCCTTCACACCAAAAGAAGCTGAAATTGCAATGCCCAAGCTGTAAAAATACCAGTCCGGTGCCTTATGAAGCTGTTCAAAGCCTCTATCTACAATGCCTTCTGCACCCGGAACGAAGGCTAAAATTAATGGAATACTTAGGACAATTACAAAAAATTCGTCCTTCCATGACGATCCGCTGTTCTCTGCCATGACCCGCTCCCAATCGGCAACGCTTGTCTTTTCAGACAGTAGTATCTTTGCTTTCGCTTCGGCTTCTGTAAGTTTTAACTTGGCTTCAGCAGCTTGCTTTGTAGTCTTGGCATCAATCCATGACCCTGCCAGACTTGCTAGTGGTGTTAAAAACTGTAACATTATTTGTTATTCCCCATATTTGTAAAACCAAAATATGCTGCGGTTACACCCGACACGGCAACTACATACACAGCAGCTATATCTGCCAGTAGTTTAGACGCTTGTTCTAAGCCTAGCCAAGAGGAAACAACGATAGCGAAAGGATATAAAACCATTCCACTTAGAGCAAACCAAGTCATTCGTAACTGTGCATC